ATCTTTATTCACCATGTTACATTTGAAGTTAAATCTGAGGATGAATATGGGTACCCAATTGTTAAGAGAGACAATAATGGGGAACCAGTAGTGAAAGAAGTTATTCCTATAGCAGTACCATATCTAATAGATGAGGTTACCGCTTTGATGCACTACATAAAAGAGAATGGTATTAAAATTAAAAAGAAATGATAGTAAGATTGTTTGATGTTCAGAATGGTGCTGTAATTCCAACTGAACATTGCTATACTTTAAAAGCACTAAAAGTCATTATGGATAACTATCCAGATGAGCATCTTAAAGTTTATCAGTATTTATTTTACATGACATGTCCCAATCCGGATATGAATCCTTTTTTTAATACACCAGATATTGATAAAGAAAGTATAATTTTAACTGAGATAGAAGCAGAGTTTTCTACAGAGGATGAAGACATAAGAATTGCTTTATTATTTTGTCAAAGAATGTATGAAACTCCAACATCTAGAGCATACAAAGGTATGTCATCTATGTTAGATAGATTAGCTAGGTATATGGAGAATACACAGATCACTGCAGGAAGAGACGGTAACATAAACTCTCTCATTGCAGCTGCAAAAAACTTTGATCAGATTAGAGCATCATTTAAAGGAGTATATAAAGACTTACAAGATGAACAATCCAGCAAAGTGCGCGGAGGAATTGGTTTATCATATGATAGTTAATATATTAATAATCAAAAAGTTATGGATTATAAACACGTATATGATAAACTAATACTTAAAGCTAAGTTGGAAAATAGAAACAAATCTAATCTAGTTTATTTTGAAGCACATCATATTAAACCTAAATCTTTTGGTGGTGAAGGTGATTGTAGAAATACAAATCATCCTAATATTGTTTTGTTAACCCCCAAAGAACATTATATAGCACATTTATTATTGAGTTATATTTATCCGGATTCTCCTGCAATGCAAACTGCTTTATGGAGTATGCTAATAACAAAACAAAATGTAAGATATAAACCTTCTTCAAGAACTTATGCACAAATAAGAGAAAGATATATTAAATTAACTAAAGGTGTAACAAATCCTTTTTATGGTCAATGTCACACTAATGAAAGTAAATTAAAAATTTCTTTAAAAGCCAAAGGTAATACAAGATGGTTAGGTAAAAAGCATGATGAAAATACTAAACTTAAGTTAAGTGAATGTAGAAAAGGTAAATTGCTAACGGATGAAACTAAACTAAAAATAAGCAATTCAATAAAAGGTGGTAAACATTATAATGCTAAACCTATTATATGTATAAAAACAAATAATATATTTGGTTCAGGTAAAGAACTATCAGAACATCTTAATGTACCTTTTAGTACTGTAAGAAGATATTTAAATGGTACTACTAAACCTCCTGTTTGGTTCCATTATCAAAGAATAATTATATGAGAGAAATATATCAAGATATACCAACTTGGGATAACGGTACATGGACTGTTACTGATTTTAACTCAAGAGAAGAGTTTGCTCAATTTTTACTTACTAATGTTTTTAAAGAACCTGGTAAGTATGAATTTAATGATACTACAACAATGTTGTTTACTCAGGAATCTAGTAAGTTCAACAGAGATAAAGTTTATTGTGTAGCCCCATTTAAATCTAAAGATTTTATTAAATACTGGGATGATCAAAAAGCAAAATGTAGAAGAGGGCTCTTAATAAAAGAAAATGGTAAATTCTGGTATATGACCAGAGATTACTACATGTGGTTAAACTTCTTACCTATCTTCAACAAAGAGATTCAGAAGTTTGGTTTTGCTGATATCAGGGATGCACAGTATCATATGGCTCTGTATGAAATACTAGCAGAACTAAATTATAAGCATGTAGCTATTCTAAAGAAAAGACAGATAGCATCTTCATATTACCATATGGCAAAGCTAATTAATCAGCAATGGTTTGAAGAAGGGGTTACTCTAAAAATTGGTGCCAGTCTTAAAGACTACATCAATGAGAAAGGTTCTTGGAAATTTTTACAAGAATATGCAGCCTTCCTTAATGAGCATACAGCATGGTATAGACCTATGTCTCCAGACAAGGTTATGATGTGGCAACAGAAAATTGAGGTAAGAAGAGGTGATAGAAAAACAGAAGTTGGTCTTAAAGGTACCATCCAAGGTATGTCATTTGAGAAAGATCCAACAAATGGTGTAGGGGGTCCGGTAAAATACTTCTTTCATGAGGAGGCCGGGATTGCTCCTAAGATGGATCAAACATATGAGTATATGAGACCTGCAATGAGATCAGGTTTAATTACAACAGGTATGTTTATAGCAGCTGGATCTGTGGGGGATTTGTCACAATGTGAACCATTGAGAAAAATGATATCTGATCCAGTAGCTAATGATATATATGTTGTAGAAACAGATTTAATAGATGATAAGGGTACTGTAGGTGTGTCAGGTTTATTTATACCTGAACAGTGGTCTATGCCTCCATATATTGATAACTTTGGTAACTCAAAGGTAGAAGAAGCATTACAAGCTCTAGATGAACAGTTTGAAGCATGGAAAAAAGAACTAGATCCTGAGACATATCAGCTTAGGATTTCTCAGCATCCTAGAAATATCAAGGAGGCTTTTGATCATAGAACTGTATCTAAGTTCCCGACTCACCTTCTTACAGCACAACAAAGAAGAATAGAAGACAAAGAATACGCGCCTGAGTATCTAGATATAATAACAGATGCTGAAGGTAAGATGAGATTAGAACATTCAAACAGGAGACCTATTAGTGAATTTCCTGTATCAAAGAAAACAGAGGATAAAACCGGTGTTCTTGTAGTATGGGAAAGACCAGTAGAAAACCCTACATTTGGAATGTACTATGCATCTATTGACCCCGTAGCGGAAGGTAAAACAACAACATCAGAATCATTATGTTCTATTTATGTAATGAAAGCTCCTGTTGAAGTTACTAAAGTTACCGGTATTGAAACTGAAACATATATAGAACCAGATAAAATTGTAGCAGCTTGGTGTGGTAGATATGATGATATAAACAAAACACATAGGATGTTAGAGCACATTATTGAGATGTATAATGCATGGACAGTAATTGAGAATAACATTTCATTGTTTATTCAGTATATGATATCTAGGAAAAAACAAAGGTATCTTGTGCCTAAAAGCCAGATTATGTTTTTAAAGGATTTAGGATCCAATAACAATGTATTCCAGGAGTATGGTTGGAAGAATACAGGTACTTTGTTTAAGTCACATCTATTAAGTTATGCTATTGAATATACCAAAGAAGAGTTAGATCAAGAATTAAAGTCTGATGGTACTGTTGTAAGAACAAAATATGGTATTGAAAGAATACCGGATATCATGTTAATAAAAGAAATGTTTGCCTATGCAGATGGAGTCAACGTGGATAGACTGGTATCATTCTGTGCCCTTGTTGCTTTCATGAAAATTCAACAGTCTAACAGAGGTTTTACTAAGCGGGTAATCAAGGATGAAGCAGCCAAAAACTTGGATAATTCAAAAAATTTGTATAAATTAAGTAATAGCCCCTTCCGACATATTGGAGGGAATGGAAATCATTTAGGAGGTAAAGTAACCAGATCTCCTTTTAAAAATTTTAGATAGTGCCCTATTTATATAGACATATTAGACTTGATACAAATTTACCTTTTTATATTGGTATTGGTTCTGATGCATCATATAAAAGAGCTTATGATAAATCTGAAAGAACTAAATATTGGAAAAATATTGTAAAAAGTACAGATTATAAAGTTGAAATACTTTTAGATGATTTGCAATGGGAAGAAGCTTGTAAAAAAGAAATTGAATTTATTAAGCTTTATGGAAGAAAAGATTTAAAAGAAGGTATTTTATGTAATTTTACTAACGGTGGTGAAGGAAATTTTGGTAGAATTTTGTCTCAAGCTACTAAAGATAAAATATCAAAAAATGTATCCGGTATTAAACATGGTATGTTTGGTAAAACTCATAATGCAAAAGCTATTAATTTAATTAAAGACGCAGCTAGTAAAAAAGTTTTAAATACATTAACTAATGAAACTTATAATTCAATAAAGGAAGCTGCTGAATTAAATGGTATAAGACCAAATACTTTAACTAGAAAATTGGCAGGAATAAGAAAAAACAATACTAATTTTATATTACAGTAATATGCAAGTTTTAAATGCACTAGATTTAAAAAACGGTAAGAAATCCAAACATAATAGAATGGGTTCAATTACTCAACCACTTCAATTTATACCACGTATTGAAAAGGATGAGGAATGGGCAGCATGGTGCTTGGATTGGTTAGAGTGGAACGGGTTAAAACAAATCCGTAGAAATGCGCGCAGACTTATGAAAAACTATAAGCTTGCTAAAGGTATTATAGACAAGTCAGATTATATAGTTGAAGAAAACAATGAAATGAAAGAAATTGTTGATGTATTAACTAGAGAAGACTGGTCAGCATTAGAATTAAAGTTTTATCCTATTATCCCAAATGTTATTAATGTTCTTGTAGCTGAATTTGCTAAAAGATCTACCAAACTTACTTATAGAGCCATAGATGAGTTCTCATATAATGAGATGATGGAACAAAAAAGAAAGATGGTTGAAGATACATTAATGGCTGAAGCAAGTGTACAAATACAAGCTGCTTTGATGGAACAAGGATTAGATCCTGAATCACAGGAAGCACAACAACAAATGTCTCCTGAAAATTTAAAAGCATTACCACAGATTGAACAGTTCTTTAAAAAAGATTACAGATCTCTTGTAGAACAGTGGGCTTCTCATCAACATAAAGTAGATGTGGAAAGATTCCGTATGGAAGAACTTGAAGAAAGAGGTTTTAGAGATATGCTTATCACAGATAGAGAGTTCTGGCATTTTAGAATGATGGAAGATGATTATGATGTAGAATTATGGAATCCTCCTGTAACTTTCTATCACAAGTCTCCTGATGCAAGATATATATCTCAAGGTAACTGGGTTGGTAAAGTAGATATGTTAACTGTAGCGGATGTAATTGACAAATATGGTTACTTGCTTACAGAAGAACAACATGATGCATTAGAGGCTATTTATCCAATCAGATCTGCAGGTTATGCAATAGGTGGTCAAAATGATGGTACATTCTATGATGCTACTAAGTCACATGAGTGGAATACTAACATGCCTTCATTAGCATACAGACAATATACCACAATGATGGCTGGTTCTGTTTATGATGGTGGAGATATAATAAATCAAATCTTATCAGAAGGTGAAGATTATTATGATCAAGGTACAGCATATTTGTTAAGAGTAACTACAGGTTATTGGAAGTCTCAAAGAAAAGTGGGGCACTTAACTAAAATAAAAGATAATGGTGAAGTTATTAATGAAATAATAACTGAAGATTATAAAATAACTGATAATCCAATTTATGATACAAGATTATTTAAGAATAAAACTAAAGAGAATCTTGTATATGGAGAACATATTGACTGGATCTGGATTAATGAAGTTTGGGGTGGTGTAAAAATTGGTCCAAATATTCCTTCATTCTGGGGTATGAATAACCCTGGAGGTTTCTCTCCTATTTATATTGGGGTAGATAAAAACCATATTGGTCCATTAAGATTCCAATTCAAAGGTGATAATAGTTTATATGGTTGTAAGCTTCCTGTAGAAGGAGCTGTATTCTCAGATAGAAATACTAAGTCAACAGCTCTTATAGACTTAATGAAGCCATACCAGATTGGATACAATATTGTGAATAATCAGATAGCTGATATACTAGTTGATGAATTAGGTACTGTAATATTACTTGATCAAAATGCATTACCAAGACACTCAATGGGTGAAGACTGGGGTAAAAACAATTTATCAAAGGCATATGTGGCAATGAAGAATTTCCAGATGTTACCATTAGATACTTCAATTACCAATACAGAAAACCCATTAAGCTTCCAACATTTTCAAAAATTAGATCTTGAACAAACAAACAGGCTGATGTCAAGGATTAAATTAGCAGAGCACTTTAAGCAACAAGCTTATGATGTGATTGGTATTAATCCACAAAGAATGGGTCAACAGTTATCACAAATGACCGCTACTGGAGTTGAGCAAGCTGCATCAGCATCTTATGCACAAACAGAAGTATTCTTTATACAACACTGTGATTACTTAATGCCTCGCGTGCATACAATGAGAACAGATCTTGCGCAGTACTACCATTCAACAAAACCGTCCGCAAGACTTTCCTATATGACATCTCAAGATGAGAATGTAAACTTTGAAATAAATGGTACAGACTTATTGATGAGAGATCTTAACATATTCTGTAGTACAACAGCAAATCATAGAGCAGTGTTAGAGCAATTAAAACAAATGGCTATGACTAACAATACTACTGGTGCTACAATATATGATTTAGGAAAGCTTGTACAAGCAGATACAGTGTCTGAAGTTAATAATACTCTTAAAGCTGCAGAAGAAAAAATGCAACAGCAAAAACAACAAGAGCAACAACAACAGCAACAAATGCAACAACAGCAAATTGAATCTCAAGAAAAGCAAAAGAAAATGGAACTTGATGCTCAAGAGTTAAGAGATGAAAAGAATAGACAAAGAGATATTCTTGTTGCTGAGATTAGAGCTGCTGGTATGGGATCTATGGTTGATTTAAATCAAAATCAACAATCTGATTATTTAGATGCTATGAAAGACATTAAAGATTCTGAACAGTTTCAAGACCAGATGAATTTACAAAGAGAGAAAGAAACAAATAGAATGAATAATGACTCTCAAAGAAATCAAATAGAAAGAGAAAAAATACAAGCACAAAAAGAAATAGCAGATAAACAACTTGCTATTGCAAGAGAAAATAAAAATAAATTTGATAAAAAAGAATAGTGTTAGCTATATAGTGCTCAAAAAAATTTAGAGTTCTTTAAATTTTTCAAGTTTATTTATTATATTAAATTATAAACTAAAACCAACACAAATGACAAATGAACCAACTAATGTTGCTGATGAAATTCAAGACAACACAACGGTTGAACAAGTTGATGTAAACATTGATGAACTATTTGGTAATCCTGGAGCCGCAAACATCATGACACCGGAGGATGGAGCAGCAGAAGAAAAACCAAAAACAATGTTCTCAAAAGAAAACATTGACACTTCGTTCCTTGACAGTAATCCTGCAACTGCTGCAGAAAAAGCTGAAGCAGCTGAGGTTAAAGCAGAAGTAGAAGAAACAATTGCTGAGTTAGACAGTTTAATTTCTCAAGAAGAAAATGCTGGAACAAAAGGAAGACCTAAAGTAGATAAAGATGGTCTTTATGATTTAGCACAAAAAATGATTGAGGAAGGTACACTAATTCCTTTTGATGATGAAAAACCATTAGAAGAATATTCTACAAAAGACTTTAGAGAATTGTTTGAAGCAAACTTTCAAGAAAGAGAGGAGAACCTTAAAAAGAATGTTCCTAAAGAATTCTTTAACTCACTTCCTGAAGAGCTTCAAATTGCTGCTAAATATGTAGCTGATGGTGGTCAAGATTTAAAAGGTCTTTTCAGAACTCTTGCTCATGTAGAAGAGATTGTTGATTTAGATCCTACTAATGAACATGACCAAGAAGAAATTGCTAGACAATATCTTTGGGCTACTAACTTTGGAACTGCTGAAGAAATTGAATCAGAAATCCAAGACTGGGCTGATATGAATAAGCTTGAACAAAAAGCTAATCAATTCAAACCTAAATTGGATAGAATGCAAGAAGAAATTGTTGCAAGACAATTAGCAGAGCAGGAACATAAAAAAGAACAACAACAAAAACAAGCTAAAGCTTATACTGATAGTGTGTATAACACTCTTGCTGCAGGTGAAATTGGTGGTGTTAAACTTGATAAAAAAACACAAAGTGTTCTTTATTCAGGATTAGTTCAACCTAACTATCCTTCTATATCAGGTAAGAATACAAACTTGTTAGGACACTTGTTAGAAAAATATCAGTTTGTTGAACCTAACCATGGTTTAATTGCTGAGGCACTTTGGTTATTACAAGATCCAGATGGATACAGAACCAAAATTAAAGAGCAAGGTTCTAAAGCTGCTGTAGAAAAAACAGTAAGAACTTTAAAAACAGAAGAGTCTAGAAAATTATCTAGTTCTTCTACAAACACTGGTGCGGGTGAAACTAAAACATCTAATCCACAAAGAACAATAAGCCGTCAGAATACTAATATTTTCAGACGCACATTTTAATTAGTAACTAATAAATAAATATAATAAATGGCAACTCCAGTTTTAAACAATGGTATATTCCTACGTGATACTGCATACAATGCTAGCTCACATGTGGATTCTTACCACTTAGTAAACATGTTGAAAGATGCTCAACCGATGGATTTAGGTCCTGTAGACTTATGGGCTATGTCCCAAAAAGTTGAAATGCCTCTATACCAAATGTCTTCTTTCGGTGGAAAGAATGTAATTATGGTTGATAATGCAAGAGGTGAATATAGATGGCAGACTCCTGTGTCTATTGATCTTCCTTACATTATTGAGGATATTGAACCAGACAATGAATTCAAAGGAATTGAGGGATCAACTTTCAGAGTAAAATTAAACAGACGTGAGTTTGGACATGGTGATATGTTCACATATGACAAATACAACGGTGTTGAACTTTATGTAACAGCTGAAGATATCTTACCTGTAGGTGATGGATTTATCTATACCGTACAGTTAGTAAATAATGATAACTTCAAGTATTTAGATAACAAATACTTAGCTAACGGAACTAAAGTTTTCCGTAAAGGTTCTGCGCGTGGTGAGTATGGTGAAAGATTCTCTGACATCCAAACTAGAGCAGGTTTCCGTGAATTCTACAACTATGTAGGAGGTGCTGAAGCTCACGTTCACTATTCTATCTCTTCTAGAGCAGATTTAATGATCAAAGGTGGTATGAATGCAGATGGTACAGTTCCTGTAACTGAGATCTGGAGAACATTTGATACAAACTTAAATGATCCTTCAATTGCTAACCTAGATGATATGGTTAAGAAATTAGGTAAAGACAAAGTTAAAAAAGCTTTTGACAATGGTGATTTATCTAGAACTTTCTTAACTACTATGGAAGCTGCTCACTTATCTAAGATTGCTCAAGATATTGAGACTTACTTAATGTGGGGACAAGGTGGTAGAATCAAACAAGATGGTCCAGATGATTTAAGATTGTCAGTGGGTCTTTGGAAACAGTTGGATAACTCTTTCAAAAGAATCTACAACAAAAACAACTTTACATTGGATTTATTCCGTGGTGAGATCTACAACTTCTTCAACGGTAAAGTTGAATTCCAAGGTCCAGATCCAAAACGCTCTCTAGTTGTTCAAACTGGTATGGGTGGTATGAGAATGGTAAATGAGGCTATCAAACGTGAGGCAGTATCTTCAGGTTTATTGATCCAGGCTGCTGATATCGGTGCTATCACTGGTAAAGGTATGGACTTGAACTTTGGATTTGCATACACTTCATATGTTATCCCATTCTTGGCTAACGTGAAGTTTGTATTGAACCCTGCATTTGACAATGTTCATACAAATGATATTGAGAACCCAATCATTGATGGTTTCCCATTATCTTCTTACTCATTCATTATCTTTGATATCACTGATAATACTAATGACAACATTTACTTGTTGAAATTATCTTGGGATAACCAATTGAAATGGTGGTACCAAAATGGTACTATGGACTACATGGGAAGAACTCAAGGGTTCCAATCTTCAGGTCAGTTCAATGGATACCGTGTGATGATGTCTCAAACAATGCCTGCTATTTGGGTTAAAGATCCAACTAAAGTATTGAAAATTGTTATGAGAAACCCAATTACTGGTGGATCATTCTAATAATACCTAGAATAGGTAGGGGATTCATTTCCTCTACCTATTTTTTTTCTTAAATTTACACAAACAAAAACCAACAAAAACAATGGAAAATTTTACAATGGTAGAAACCGGAAAAGGTTCTATTAAAAAAACAGCTATTGCTGTAAGACCTTACTTTGACAGTTCTGCATCTAATATGGGATTAGAAGAGTATGGAATGAGTTTATTTGATGGAGTAACACACAATGAGCAATTAGCTTGTTTAGACAACAATGGTGTTGTAAGATATGTTACTGGATTGAATGAGTTTGCTCCGGAAATCAAACTTCTTCCTACAGAAGAAAAAGAAGCTAGAGTAAGAGAGATAAGAGTAGCAGTTGCCGAGCTAGAGCAAGAATTAGCAGCAAATGTTATTGACACAGATGATAAAGAATTCTGGAATAAGGTTATTTTATTAAAACCTAACAATGCAGAATTTTGGAATAAGATATCTATTTCATGTGGTAATGAGCCAGTATTTTTGGACCCTAAAGACCCATATGATAGAATTAAACTTTATGCTATTGAAGCTGGAGGATTCTCATTAGTTTCAAAAAGCTTAGAAGATGCAAGAGCAAAAGCTGTACCGCCTAAGTTTTATTTAGATAAAGAAGAAGAAACTGTAATGGTTAGAACTGAGTACAAAAAATTACGTAACAAAGCTCTATCAGAATTACAAAAATTATTTGACAAAAACAGTACTAAGTTATTCTACATTGCTAAAGTAGTAGATATCAACAGTACACAATATAGAAAATCTACACCTAATGATGTAATCTATGAAAACATGGATAACTACATTGCAGGTCTAGGTGGTGAAACCAACAAAGAACGTGCTGCTAAAACCTTTATGGAAACAGCAAATATGGATATGGAAACACTAAAAATTAAATCAATTGTTAGAGATTCCGTATTTTTTAAGTATATTGTTAATAAGGCAGACGGTTATATCTACCACACTAAGACTAACTCATTGTTAGGAAGAAATGTGTCAGATGTAGTTGAGCACTTAAAAAATCCTTTAAATGAGGATATTTTAAAAGACTTGAACTCTGCTTGTGAAAAGTATTGGAACTCTTAATTCAAAATAAAAATGGCAAAATACACAACTGGGAAAATGAATAACCCCAATGCAAAAGTTACCGCTTCTAAAGTTGCTGGAAGTAAAGGTGTAAAATCTGGAGTTAATCCAAAAGCATCTGCACAAAAAGTAGCTAAAGGTAAAGTAGGCGGAATTAGTAAAGCACCAAAAACTGCATCTCCTTCTAAGTAAGGAGGTGCTTATTTATTTTAATATGGCAACAAAGAAAATAAAAGAAGAGATTAAAGATGATGTAGTAAAAAAAGCTAAAACTGCAAAAAGATCATCATCAAGAAAACCTAGAGTTAAGAAAGTTAAACCTGTTGAAGTTAAAGAAGAGGTTGAACAAGAAGTATTACCTCAAGTTGAGAACGCTGTGTATGAAGCTACTAAAGCAATTTCTGAACACAAAGAATCAGTTGAGGAAGTAGTAAATGAAGCTAAAGACTTAACGGTTGAATCAGCATCATTAGCTACTAGAATTAAGTTATTTGTTAAAAAATTATTTAAAAAATAATAGTCATGGCAATTAAGAAAACAGCAAGTTTAAAAGTAACTCCTTCCAAAGAAATGGAAAAGTGGGAAATTGAATCTGCTTTATCTACTTTAAGAAGAGCTGATGAAATAAGAAAAGATCCAAGAATGATGACTAAAGTTAAGTCTTTAGCACAAGAGCAAATTAAAGCTCTTGGAGGTGTTGTTGGAGGAACTTCAAAACCTGTAAGAACATTAAAAAGAAAATAATTATGGCTACTAAAAAAATGCAAACTGGTGGTAGTAACAGTGGTAAAACTACAACAAAAGTTAAAAAAACTATTCCTAAAAAAATTGTAAAAGACAGTACAGTTTCAATGTATCAAGATGCTTATGATCAAGCTTATGCTAGAAATTCTGAAGGTATTAGAGATAAAGTTAAAATAGAGCAAGCACGTAAAAATTTAAACAAAGCTGTATTAAAAGAAAACAATAAAAATAAAGGAAAAGCAGGTTATGATTCTGACGGAATACCTTTATCAGGAACATATAAAAGAGGAGGTGTTGTTAAAAAGAAAACTGTTGCTAAGAAAAAATGAAAAAGCAAATGCTAAAAAGAAAAGACGGTAGTGTTTCCCAGAGAGGTCTCTGGGATAACATCCGTGATGCTAAAGGTTCTGGAAAGAAACCTACAGCAGCAATGCTGAAACAAGAGAAGAAGATCAAAGCAAAAACAAAAAAGAAGTAGTCATGGCAGCTAAAGTAAAAGTTACTGCAGGTGGTGAAAAACATGTAGTATATAAAAAGACTACAAAAAAAGGTGAAGGAAAGGTTGGTAATATAATGGTCAACCATCCTACCAAAGATAAAGGTCAGTGGGATACAATAGATCTTACTGCAAAAGGGAAAGCAAAAACAGTAGCTCAAGGTGTAGCAGCTACAAAGAAATGGCATAAGGATAACCCGGAGTATAAATATAAAGGTAAAGGTAATGGCAAAGTCACCAGCATGGCAAAGAAAAGAAGGTAAGAATCCAACAGGTGGTTTAAATGCAAAAGGTGTAGCTTCCTATAGAAAAGAAAATCCAGGAAGCAAACTTAAAATGGCTGTGACTACTAAGCCATCAAAGCTTGATCCAGATAGCAAAGATGCTAAAAGAAGAAAATCTTTTTGTGCTAGATCTGCAGGACAGATGGCTAATTTTCCAAAAGCCGCAAAAGATCCAAACAGTAGATTAAGACTTGCTAGAAAAAAATGGAATTGTTAAAACTTATATAATATGAAAAAGTGTGCTAAATGTGGTGGTAGTATGAAATACCAAAAAGGTGGTTCTACAATGAAAACAACTGTAGGATCTGCTACACCAAAAGGACAGATATATGGTATTCCTCAAACAGGATCAACAGGACCTAACAAACAAGGAATTGATACTATGAAGAAAGGTGGTTCTAAAGTAACTGCTGTTAAACATTCATGCCCTCCGGGTACAGTTAGATCTGCTACAGGTGGATGTGTATCTGAAAGACCAAGCTTTAAAAAAGGTGGTTCTGCATTTGGTATGTTATCTGTTAAAGCTGGTGTAGATAAAAATCCTAAAGCTACTGCTGCTGATAGAATTGCTGGTGCAAAAATGAGCAAGAAAAAAATGGGTGGTGCAACAAAGAAGAAGTGTTAGTAATGGCTGAGAAGAAAGATAAGAATTGGATACAAAAAGCTACAGCTGATATTAAGAAGCGTGGTACTAAAGGTAAGTGTACTCCAATTACTAAACCTGGTTGCACAGGTAAAGCTAAACAATTAGCTAAAGCATTTAAAGCAATGGCTAAAAAAAGATAATTATGGCAAAGAAAAAAGAACTTCCAAAAGCTCAGTTAGGATCTATCATTAAAGGTGTTAAAGCTTTATACAAAGGTGCTAAAACTGGAGCTAAAGCTGTAAAAGAAACTTATAAAGCTTCTAAAGTTGCTGAACCAGTTGCATCAAAATCTAAAAAATCTATGTCTGATTGGGCTAAACAAGGTACTCCAAAACCAAGTGTTGACCCTGTTAAACCTGTTGTTAAAACAAGTTTAAAAGATAAAGCTAAGAATATTAAAAAGAAAGCATCCAATTTATCTGGTAAACAAAAATTAGCTATTGGTGCTGGTGGAGCTACAGCAGTAGGTGGATACAAATATCTTAATAGAGATAGAAGAACTTTAAAAGATTAGTAATGTTAAATAGTACTATTGAAATAAAAGTAAAACAGCGTCTTAACAAATTAGATAGTCAAGACTATGACAACATTCAATGTTGGCAAATAGTTGAGGCATTTAATAAAGCTCAAGTAGAATGGGTGAGAAGACAGCTGCATGGAACTAATGCTTTCAAAGAAGGAGATGAAGCTAGTAATAGAAGAAAAGATGATCTTCAAAGATTGCTTGTATCTGAAAACTTATCCATAGGCAAAAGAGATTTGTATTATACATCTTCTTTACCAGGTGATTATTTAGCTTGGAAGAGAGTAGATGTGTATGCTAATAAAGAATGCTGCGATAAGAGAAAGATGGTAGTGTATCTTGCAGAGGAGGATGACTTAGCTTTACTTTTAAGAGATAAGGCTAAAGAACCAAGTTTTGAGTGGGGAGAAACATTTGCTACTTTAATGGATAATGGTATAAAGATATATACCAATGATAAATTTGATATTCCTAATGCATCTCTGACTTATTATAGACAGCCTGTTAGGGTTGAGTTTTTAAATTGCTCAGACCCATACACCGGAGCTGCTTCTACAGCAGATGTATTATGTGAATTCAAAGATGATATAGTGGAACTAATAATTGATGATGCAGTAAGTATATTGGCAGGAGATATAGAATCAACAAACCAATACTCTAGAAACTCACAAGCATCAGAAAGAAACAACTAATAGATATGCAAAGAATGTTAAAAAGACCAGAAGCAACTAAAGCATCTAGCACATACGCTACTGCTCCAGCTAATGGTAATGTAGAATCACTTACTGCAGCTTGTGTAAGTGAATTAATGAATGCGGCAACTAGTTTCCACAAGTTACATTTAAAAGTAACCGGTACAGGATCCTATGCTGCACACAAAGCACTTAATGATTTGTATGATGCATTACCTGGACATGCTGATGATTTAGCAGAAGGTTTCCAAGGGGCAACTGAAAAATTATTATCCTATGGAGAAGCTGCTCCTAGAAAGCTAGATACTGTTGCTGACGGTATTGATTATTTAAAAGATATGTGTGATATGGTATGTAAGTTGCAAGATAAAATGCCTTACTCAGAAATAGTAAATGATCTTGACACAATCAAATCAACTATGAATTCTGCTAAATACAAATTACTTTTCTTAAAATAATTTTGAATTTATAAAATCTTTTACTATATTATATATAGTGTTATTTATTAATTAAAACAAAAACAATGAGTTATTTTAATCATGCGTTTGTTAAGACTATGGTAGGTGTTAACAGACTATCTCCGGAAACTGCAGGGTTTACGGAAAAAAACAAAGGTGTTCTTGGAACAGCTGGAAACATTTTGTCAGCAGGACAATTTGCATTTGTCAATCCTAAAGATTGGAAAATTCAAGATACTGTGTATGCTGGTCAAGCATGTTGCCCATTAATTTTGGCTGCTGGTTCTTTGTATACTAAAGATAAAATTGGACCTTTCCATGGTGGTTATTTAGAGTCTAATAAATCTAAAGCTATCAATCCAAAATACATTAGCAAATTTTACTTTGCTCCTGCTTGTCCTGCAAGCAACAATGTGATTCACATTGGGTTTACACCATACACAGATGATCAAGTTTTAACTTTGACATTTACTGCTGGTGCTAACATTACAGATGGGGTATACGGTGATGTAGCATTTTCAGGTGGAGCTGGTACAGGTTTTAGAGCTAAATTAACAGTAGTTGGTGGTGTTGTAACTACAGTAGAAATTGTTAATGGTGGTACAGGATATGTTGCTACTAACGTATTAACAGCAGTTGCTGGTCAGTTACTCCATAACGGAACAGGATCAATTACTCAACCAACAGTTACTATTTCTACAGTAGGAGCTAATACAGCTTGTAAAAAAGATTTCTTATGTGGTGAAACTTATAACTTACGTTTAGATATTAAAGGTTCTCCAGCATTAAGATTCTTAAATCACAATGCTTACTTAACAGTTTCTGCTTACACAGGATGTTGTGATGCAAATGTAATTGCGCCTACTGTTGTAGATGGAACTGAAGTATATATTAAATGGGCTCAACAAATTGTTGATTCTCCATTAATTTCTCCATTTGTTTATCCAGTAGTTGTTGCTGAAAATAACACAGTTTGGTTCAAACCAGGAACTAATTTAGCTGGTGCAGCTGTTCCTACAGGTTATACACTTGGTGGTACTTGGGATAAATATGTATCTCCAGGACATGTTGCTGGTCAATATGCAGGTATCATATTAAATGGTGCTTATGTAGATACTAAATTTGGTGATTCTACTTTCCAAGTTTCTGACTTCTATGAAAAAGAGCCAGTAAGATTGTATGCTTCTGAAGTTGATTTAAATGGTGATCCATGTGCATTCAACGGATTGTGTGTAGTTACTGAGTGTCAAGGAAGACAAGCAAACGGTTTAGGTGAAACAGTTCTTAGAGATGTAATTCTTTCAGAAAGATATAACCAAAACTTCTTCCATTCTGATTTCCGTATCCGTGAAATTACTCAAGGAAGTGAAATTTTAACTAATGTTATTGATAGAAACGCATCTTACAATAGATTCTACATTCAACACAATGTTCCACGTTTCAATAATCCAACAAGTACTTTTGACAATGATCAGTATTTATTAGAAGTTATTGTATCTAATACAACAACTCCAACTGATGGTGCAAAAGGTCAAGAATTTGCAACATTTGTAAATGCTTGGATTGCAGGATGTGGTAGCAACTGTGTACCATTAGAAATACAAGCTTGTGGAACTACCTGTGTACCGGTAGTAACTCTTCCAACTACAATCTAATAGTAAAAAAACAATAACTTTAAAGGAGAGTGAGAGTTTCAAACTCTTCTCTCCTTTTTTTTATTTTAAAGGAATTATGGCAAATCATATATTAAGTTTAGATATACCTACGGTAACAAATACCTGTGTAATGAAGATCTTTGATACTAGTGTGTATCAAACTGAATCTCCTAATATTCCTATTGTATGTCCTACACTGACTATTACTGTACCTGGTTTTGGTACATCAACAGAAATAATTGGACAAAAAATGTTAGATTTTGTTGAGACAGGACATATTAATGTGACAGCTTGTGATCTTGGTTTACAAACTCAAAATTGTGGATCACAGTTAGCAAATATACCAGATGGTATTTACGCAATTAAATATAGTGTTTCACCAAACAACTTAGTTTTTGCTGAGTATAATTATTTAAGAATTTCTCAAGCATTAAATAAATATTATAAAGTTTTATGTAATGTAGATTTAGCAGCATGTGATCCTCCAGCAAAAATTAAGGAGAAACTAGAAAAACTAAGATTAGTAAAAATGTATTTAGAATCTGCTAAATCAAAAGTAGAATATTGTCATGAACCACAAAAAGGAATGACATTATATAATTATGCATTGAAAATTTTGAATAAATTTGAATGTAATAATTGTTAAACTTTAAAAAACCAACAAAATGAATTGTAATAATTGTGGAGCAAGAATGTCTTGTGGATGTCAAAAAAGAAGAGCTAGTGATGGAACATCTTGTTGTTCAACATGTTTAGCTTTTTATGAAAAAAATTTAAAAGAAAAAAATATTGTTAATTCCCCTACAACAACAGTAAATAAAAATGTTTGGGGTGCTGATAAGTATACAGCAAATAAATAAATAAAAACATGGCACAAGCAGAAGAATTTACAGGAACAAGAGGTAGTCAATGGTATATATTATATCCTTGTTATGATTCTACTTTATCCGTACTTTTTACACAAGTAACTCAAATCGGTCAGTATGTAAACGGAACTGCTGCTGTTTATGATTGGTATAATCCATTAAGTGTTTATGGTTGTTATACTATAAAATTATTTTCTGGTACACCACCAGCAAATGCTATAATAAATAACAATCTTGTATGGGATGATAGTTTATGTCAACCATGTCAAAGTAATTGTATAAGTGTAGGTGGAGGAACAGGATATGTAAAATACATA